GACCCGCAAAATTTTCCCGTTGATAGGACACTCAAGGGGCTTATGGGGCAGACAGCCAGGCAACCAATACCCAAACCCTCCCCTGCGACCCATAGAGCGATAGAGGACTAAGAGGCGAATGGCCGGATGGGTGGATAGCTCGCATGAGTCAGCACAACCAACGAGTCCCCACTAGAGCGATAGCCCACCAATACACTAGCAGTAGGCGGTTTATGCCTTATTCTCAGTGTTTTTACATGTTTTCACTACAAGAGTGTTCGTAACTGCCACACAAAAGAGATGAGAAGCCTAGGAAAGCATGGAAAATACCCAGGAAAAGCACGACAACCGGCCTGTCAGGACCAAGAGGCGGGGGGTATGGCCCCCATCGAAAGACAATAAGACTTAGGATTGGCCTCCCGGAGTCTATGTGATTTGGTCTAGTGGGAAGATAGGTAATCTACCCCCATTGCTCTGCCATTGCTTGAGCTATGCCCGGCATAGTCCTGGAACGGTTCTTCCAGCGGTTGGGGCTTGGTGGCTCTAGGTGCACCCTGTGTATTCTCTCCTTGGCAGTAGAGGTCGGGGTGAGGAGTGTTAGGTTCTTAAGCCAGAGGCAGGTAGCCTTAGTTTCACCGTGCCCGAACTGCCAGGGCTGGATTATTTGATCTGGCTTGCGGATGCGGGAGCTGATAATGGAGACTGGGTTCTCTAGGGCTATTTGTTTAATGGGGGCCTCTAGGAGGAGTCGAACGAAGGAGAGGGCCTCTGCCTGTTCCGCTCGCTTAAGATGGAACCAACGGGCTCCCGATACGGCTAGGTGGGTGCAGGGTGGGTGGGCGATCATTAAGTCCCACCCGTCCTTAAGAACGCTCAGAACGTCTCCTTGGATGTGATTTCCGGGAGACTCTGTAGGGAGGAGGTCACACGACCACGCCTCATGGCCCCTTATGCGGAAAGCTTCACGAACTATTCCACTAAATTCACAGGCTATTAGTACCTTCATTGTCATCCTTGACTATTATTGGTGAGCGGTTCCACCGCATTATTCTAATTCAGCTACCGGAGTCCACCTAGTTCTGTCTGGTGGTAAGATAGGCAAACTGGATGTTGCTACATCAAAGCGATCTGCTGAGCCAAGATGTTTCGCATTTCCTTTAGCTCTATCTGTAGCTGCCGTATTCTTTCCCTTGTCTGCTCTATAGGGGTCGGTGCTAAGGGTTGTGGGCCTGTTAGCCGTTCCTGGAACTCCGCCCGCATTTCCTCTAGTCCCCAGCTGGCTCTGGGTTGATCCTCCCAGCGTTCTTCATTCTCTTTCATGGGTCTACTCCTAGCATGGCTTGGGTCCACCTAATAGCTGTCTCGACCTTAGCTAGCTCTTGTTTGAGTTCTTGAGCTTTCTTCTTTAGGCGCTCTAGGTCATTCTCTCTATAGGTCGGAGCGGAGAGTTGGGAAAGGCCAACGAGTGGACTCGAACCACTAACCTGGGCTTTACAAAAGCCCGGCTCTGCCGATTGAGCTACGTTGGCGTCTAGATCAGCTATCTCTTGGGAGTGTTCTGGGCTCATCGAGCTTTACCTCTACGCTGGTGAGCATGGCTTTGATTCGGGCCATGTCGGCTGGGTGGGAGTTGAAGGTGAATCCGCCTTTAGTTCGGTAGAGCTGGGCGGTTTGGGTTTTGCCTTCCAGTAGAACAGGCACCCCCTTTAAGTATCCCCATAATTCTCCCACATATCGACCTAAGGGAGTGGAGCCCAGGACTACAGAGGCCCGCTTGGCGACTAGCCCATCACTGAGATGGAAGCAGTCGTCGTCGTAGCTATAGTAGTCGATCTTGGGGGTGTGGATGATTTCTGGGGCGAGATAGTCGAATGCCGTGTCTGGCACAGATAGGACTGGGGTTGACAGAGCCGCTAAGGCGGTCTTGATTACGTCTCGTCGGTTCATTGGTGGGCCACCTTCCAGAGTAAGTCCCACAGCTCAGAGCATGAGCACAGGATGAAGTAAGCTCCGGCTGTGATGCTGAGGAAGATAAGGGATGCTTCTAAGGCTCTGCTCATTGGTTCACCAATCAAACGCCTGTCCGGCGTATATCTCGAAGGTTTCGGTGCTGACATTTGAGGAAGGCTGGTATTTAGCTGAGGCCACCCAGCAATAGCCTAGGTCCCTTTCGCGGGACTGGCGAAGGGTATTGGGCGGGAGGAAGACATTCACCAGCAGATTTCCTGGCAACCCCTCCAGGGCTGCCCTTAATTCATCGACTGTCACAAATCCTCCACTTCAAAACGGGGTAACGTGCCAGCTATAGCGTTCTCAATAAACCCAACCGCCCCTAGCCCCATAAATTTCCAATCCTCTCGCTGCCTGTCTGTTATGGGCAGATAGGAGGAGGTGTGGTCGATGATCTCCAGGGTCTTGATGTCGGCCGCATTTAGCTCCCTGTAGGCCTCGATAATATTCAAGGCGTCTTTAGCTGTGACTACCACGTGTCCTCCTGTGGGTGTGTGTACGCGCGCCTGAGCAATGGAACGCGCGAGCGAGCGCGAAGCTAGGCGGGGGATGGGGGTCCTGGGAGGTCATCCCAGAGCACGAGAAATAGGCCGATTATGATAATGACCACAATGGTCTGGGCTAGGTATTGGTCCATTAGTCCCCCTTATCTGTGATGAAGGCGTAGAGGTACCCCACGGTCAGCACGCTGAATAGCAGGAACCAGCCGCAATCATAAGGGGCCGTCCAGTCGAGTCGAGACTTAATGAAAGCCCCATGAAAGCTCATGCCTGCCGGATAAGCGGCAATAGCTGCCATCACAAGCCAGATAGCGCTGTATTGCCGTACCTGCTCTGGGGTGGCTTCTGGGGATTGGTAGGGATTCAAGTCTTCTGTGATGGGGGTTGTCCCTGAGTATTTCTTAATCATCTACTCCCCCTCATAGAGGTAGCAGAAGAAAGATAAGGCCCAGACAAACGTGCTGATAACAAGGACCCCAGCCCACCCAGGCACAAATTCCTCGTGCATAAAAGCTGCTGACGCCGACTTACCCATAAGAAACGCACCAGCTGCAATGGGCAGCAGCCACCAATCCCCTAACTTCACCATCTACTGATCTCCTTAAGTAACTGAGGGGCAGGGATAACCCGCCCTTGTAGCCATTCCCGCATATCCTTAGCGGGAGGCAGAATCCATTTGACTGGTCGCTTGATGGCGTCGTAGAGGCGCTTCGCGGTTTCTCTCGCACCAAACAGCCCTGGGAAGCATTTGCCGCAGCCATCACAGGGCTTAGGGCAGTCTGAGTCGGGCTTGGGGTCGCGCTCGCCTATGACGATCCAGGGAGTCCAGGCGGGCATGTACTGTGCGACCGAGATTATCTGATCTAGGCCCCCAAGGTTAGAGGGCCTGCCTATTACATTCACGCCGCAGTCTAGGAGGGCGGCTGTGTCGCTCCCTCCCTCTACCAGCAGGATAGGGTCGAAGGGGCGGCGGCGGATAGGTCGGGAGAAGTAGAGGCCGTGAGTGGAGTGCTCTATCGTCCGCTTGGCCCCGTCTTGGTAGCGGCGGATAATGCCAGACACGCTCCCAAAGGGATTACGCTCTGGCCAGCTTGAGAACTCGACCTTCCTATATTCGTCATAACCCCACCCCACCCTTAGGGCATACAGGGATTGGGGGGAAACCCGCAGCTGTTTAGCTATGGCTTCTCTGGTGGCCGGGGCTTTCTCGTGGCAGAACATCTCTTTAGCCACGGCATTCCAGTCCACATAGGGTTTCTCTGGCTTAGGCAGGCTAACGTGGAGGGGCTGGGTGTCAGGGCCTAGGGAATGGAGCCAGCCTCCTAGGCGACAGGCCGAGGGGCGGTCACTCTTCACCCTCATGCAGAGAACGAGATTATCAGAGTACGTGCAGAAGCTATCTTTTGAGCAAATTTTACATCGGTTCGTCCGATTGACCCTTTTCCACTGTCGCTTCTGCATTCTCGGTCAAAGCCTCCTGGTTGCATCATCATAGACTATCCCTTAACCCCCGAGAATACTATAGGCAGCCTCTCGGCTGCGTTACCAGAGGAGCAGAAGAAAGGTCGGTAGGAAGGGGGATACTGGACGCGGCCACCAACGGCCGCTATCCCCCAACCTCTCCTCCTCGACCTTCCTCGTCTGCTCTCTGGAGAAGAGCGGATAAGGCTCGTCAGGTCTACAACGGCTCCGTACAAAGGAAGCCATTGTGTTACAACGCCTGGGAATTCTATTAACCACGGCTCCCAGATATACTCCACCGCTACTAGCTCATACCCCTGAATCGTTAGCCGGCAGCCTCCAGGGGGAGCACTAGTATTCCTCGTTAGCTCTTGTCGTTCCCGGTTAAGGGTCCAATCGGTGAGCTGTACACCGCTCTGGCATCAAGGCCTGTCAGCCCTTACATTCGGGCTGTTAAGCATGATACACTTGATTGAGAATTTTGTCACGAGTGGGCGTGTAGGTTTTCCAAAATTTTCTCGAATATCCTGAGCCCATTCCTTCTGGCCGTGCGAAGCATGTGGCCCGATCCAGGAGATGCTCCATCCCACACCAGGGCTAGGGCGCCTGGGGTTCTGGATATGCCATAGTCCTCCGTCTCTTTGTAGCCGCTAGCATATTTTGCCATTTCAATGTTTCGCAGTGGCCCTGCTTGAGCGCCGTGGAAGTTCCAGTCTGCTGGGAATCTTTTAACACGGATATCGCGTTCGGCGGCCCACCTCTCGCCTAGCCTATCCACCCCGTAGAGAACGCCCTTCTTCCAGTACCCACACATCCCAGATACGACCTCGGTAATAACTGAGGGGTCAGGGAAAGTGGCGTCAAGGAAGTCTCTAACTGCCGCCCAGTTCGATATGGTGCGGCTTCCTGCGATGATAACTTTCATAATGTTTCAAAAGGTGCTATACTAGCATTTACGTTAACACTAACACAGGAGCGTCAAATGCCCCTAAAAGGACCAAGGCTTCCGCCCGACCAGATACGGGATAAACTCGTAGCTGTTAGGGTGTCGGGGATTTTGAAGCAGAAGCTAGAAACTGCGGCCAACAAGAACGACCAGACGATGAACCGGCTGATTCGTCGCATTCTTACGCAGTGGGTAGATCAGAATCCCGCTAATTGTACTGAAAGTGGTCAACCACATCCAGCTGGTACAGCCGCAGGTTAGCGTAAGCCTTGCGGCCAAGAATGACTAGGTTGCCCTGGAGCGCGAGCTGCCAATCGCCCATCCGCTCGTCAACCATGTACATGTACTCAGGCACTCGCTTGAGAATATCCAGACCCCTTCTCTGCTGCTTGGGGTCACGCATGTCTAGCACCATCTCATCCTCCATGCTACCAGCGTAGTCGAGGCTTGGGGGGTGACTTGCCCGCCAGCCTGCGATCTAGCTGCTTGACATTGATCTGAAACTTAGGGAACCACTCTCCGCATACCCGGCTATCAACAGACCGGCCAGACACTAGGGAGAAGTGGACGTATTGATAGTAGAGCGTGCCCCACCCCGTCTCAAACTGAGCGAGGTGGTAGCGGTGCTGCCCATCAGCCGTGAAGTAGAAGGGGGGTGTCATATCGAGGAGCGGCATCAAGTTATGCCACGGACCGCCGACGAACCGGACCCTAACCGGGGCTTTAATAACCGGAACTGGCTTTTGCTTGGTCATCATGGCGAGCCTTGTCCTCCGTGGCACCGACCTCCAATGACTCAATATACCGCCCAAAGTCCTGGTGCTTACCACACCAATGGCCAGGACGTGTGGTGGCAAAGTTGCCTGACTCGCTAGACGGGGAACTCACCCGACACTCATGGTATTGGGGCTCAAAAAACACGCAGTTATTGCACGTCGGTCGGTCCATCGGTTTCGCGCCCCCTTTTCTTGCTTTGGTAGTCCCGGATCATGTGCATGATCTGGATGGTGTTGATGTTTGGCATTCCACAATCCATCCAGGCACAGTAGAACGTGTACATCTTACGCAGCTTCCTGACATTCTCCCGGAAGTCAGCCCCCATGTGAATGCCAAGGCTGGCCATCTTATTGTACATGCCGGCCTTCCCCATCTTGTGGAAGCCTTCTCCCGCCTCGTACCGCTGCTTAATCTCTTTCATTAGGGGAAGGGTCCAGTCCTTGAAGACCAGCACTCCTCCCCCGCCCCTCTTCGCACCCTCTCGCGCCCCACGGAGGGTGCAGAAGAAGGGGATCATCACGCCCATATGCTTACTCTGCGCCCGCAACATCTTCCGGGCTAGGGCTGTTCTCTCACCAATGCGATCTGACTCCGCCTCTGACATAAGGGCGAATATCTTAATCATGAAGTCGCCGCCCGTCGTGCCTGTGTCAAAGGCCATGCCCTTGAAGTTCACGAAGTGGATGCGGATACCTCGCTCCCCAAAGAACTTCTCACAGGTACAGAAGTCGTGCATGTTGCGGAACATGCGATCCAGCTTATCCACGACCACATGGTCCCCAGGCTGGAGAGCTTCCCATAACTGCGACCCAGCCACCCGACTCATGAAGGGCTTGGAGTAGGCCGACTGAGCCCTGGGCTCTATGTACATCTTGTCCCAGATGGCGTTATTGAATACCCCGTCCACCTGCCTTAGCTGGATATAGGCCTGGATACGGGCCTCTTGGTCCGCAATACTCCTCCCCTTATCGAACTGGCTCTTATGGCTGACACGAGCATAGCCCCGAATCTTCGGGACGTAGCCACCCTTCGCAAACTTAATTTGCCTGTATCTCACAACCGACCTCCGTGTTAAACGAATCCCGGAAGCATCCGCTCTTCCGGCCCGCCCTCATCCTGGTCATACCGATCATACTCCAGATCAGGCTCTTCAGGAAGCGAGGGCTGATTGCCAGTAAGATGCGCCCTGATTTTATCCTTAGCTTCTTGTACAAGCTCCCTAACCCCCTGATCGCCAAGGACGTACCGCTTAAGGCGCTGCGTCCCGCGGCCGTTGATGAAGGTAGTGCCAACCACTTGAGTCGTTCGTAGTACGGGGCTGTACTTAACCGTCCAATCAATCTCTGGCCATATGGCAGCCATAACTATTCCTCCTGGTCATATCGGTCATAATCCTCATCCACCACCACCTCCTGCGCTGGAGGGCACCAGTGGTCGTAAGGAAGGCGCAGGTCTTCAATGATCCCATGCCTCACCCTAGCCTTCTCAGTGCAGTAGCTCTGCCATGACATGGCTTGGGGCGCATCAAAGGCACGTTCGGCCGCCAAGAGCACTCCCCTGGGGGTGGTGATCTCTCCTCGCATGTTGATTCGATTCCCCCGCGCCTCCTCGTACCATTTGATTCTGTACTCGTCAAACACTAGCCATCTCCCTCAACTGGAGGGGATAAGCGACATCGCTGTCGCATTTAGCCCTCTGTGAATAATTACAATTATTTTTGAAAATCTTGAGACACCTGATAGGAGGGGTGGTATATTCGCAAGGGACAGAACAAATCCCAGTCATCCCACATTACCTACCTATGCCACAAGAAGCACAAACCGAATACGACGAAAGCAATCTTGAGGACATCCTATTGCCACCCGGCACGGGAGACAGCTCGGACGATTCTGGGTCCATTCCAAATCCGCCCGAAGTCCAGAGTCAAGAGCAGGCCGGTGCGCCGCCCGTGCCATCTCAGCCCGCAGTCTCCTCCCTGCCGGCTTCTTTGGCATCGAGAGCTAAGGCCGCCGGCCTGCCTCTTGACGACATTGACACGCCTGACAGGCTGGCTGAGTTTATCCTGGATCGGTATGTGCAGGAGCGGCCCTACGCAGACTATGGCCGGCAATACCTAGCTAATGGCGTCCAGCAAGGAGCAAATTATCCCACCAATGCCCCACCCCAAGGTAATGGCCAAGGCAATTCCGAGGAGGTGGTGGAAGAACAGTTCGATCTCGAAGGGCATTACAATAGCTCCTGGCAGACCCATAAGCTGGAGCCTGCCGCTGAATACGCGATGAAGCACGGGATTGTGGAGCTAGGCGAAGATGGCCTGTTCCACGCCAAGCAAGGCTACGAGCAACTTGCTCTCCCGGTCCTGAATCAAATCAATCAAGCTCACCTAGGTCGGCAAGAACAGGTAAAGAGTCTCTTTGATGGGAACCTTTACCAGAACCTCGATAAGGTTATGTGGCCGGCATTTGAGCACCGGATGAAGCAAGCCTTCGAGGAAAGGCTCTCCAGCCAGATCAATCAGTACCACACCCAACAGCAAGAAGCCAGCTTTGTCGAGAAATGGCAGAGCGATAACAAGCACTGGCTGTTGGATGCACAGGGGAATCTCACTCCAGATGGAGCGAAGTTCCGTGATACCTGTAACGCACTGGGTCAGAAGTTCAGTGGAACTCCCCAAGAGCTTGCTGAGTACGCAATCAAGATAGCTGGAATCAATACGGCCGGTGCCCAGAGGGCGGTTGATCCCGCTGCTGGGATTAGTCCTCCGGCCGCAAATCAAGGTGCGGCGAGAGGGCCAGATGGGCGGTTCCTGCCAGCGGCAGCTGCTCCACAAGCCCCTCCTCCGACCAAACAAGAAACCTTTATTGACCGTGCCCGCAGGCACTCGGCTGCTACAGAGAGCCGCAACCTAGGCGTCAATAACAACTCCGACTACCAGATCGCCAATGAAGGTGAGCTGGAGAACATGTTCATGAACGCCTGGAAACAGGCAGCGGTGAATTAACCTTAGCCGTGCTGGTAGGCCCCGGACTGCGTAACAGACCGCCCTATCACAGGCCTTTCAAAGGATGCAGCAATGTCCGACGAATGGATTGGCGTAATCAACACTACGAAGCCTGCCTATATGAAGGGGGCTTCGGACCTGACTATCCGGCGTCGGCTATTCTTGGCCATGCTGAAGAAAAAGGGTCGGATCACCTACAACAACACCGGCTATGAATTCCGGTGGCAAGTTGAATTCAGCCAGCCGGCGATGAGCCAGCACGGCGACGGGTCATTCCTGGACTTCAGCAACCATGACGCCTTCCGGCAGCTCGTCTTGCCGTGGTCGGGCTATGTGGTTTCTGACTCCATCACGATGAAGCAGAAGGCGATGAATGCGGGCCAAGAGGCTCTCATTAACCTGTTCCGCACCAAGCAAGGGCGTCTGACGAAGAAGATGCAGACCGGATTGGCCTCGGAAATCTACAAGGGTGGTGGAACGTCTGGCCGTGAGAATAGCATCTACGGTCTGGAAACCTGCCTGACGGAGCGAACTGCTCCTAGTGCGGCTGACCGGATTGCTGAGCCTAGCGTCACGTATGCTGGCCTCTCAACGGCTCTGGCCAACCAGGGCGGGTCGTGGTCGGCCAACTTGACCACCTTCCCCAACGCGACCTTGGCTAACGACTGGCCTGACGGTCAGGGCGACACCGAGTACGATTACCTCTCCCCTAAGCTCGTCAACTGGTCCAGCACTGGCTGGGGCACTGGCGCGACGGATTGGGAGACTAACTGTTGGCGCGTTATTGGCCAGACGATCACGTGGCTCTCGACCACTGGTGGCGATGAAGGTATGCCAGAGATTTGCGTCCTGGCTCCCAACCTCTTCCAGGGTTACAAGAACCACGAGGAAGCCACTCGCCGAATCCTCGTCCCGCACAAGACGGCTAACGACCTCGGCTTTGAAGGCAACGTCATCAACCAAGACGGTTGTGCCATCAGCGCTGACTACGACTGCCCGGCGAACACCGGCTACATGATTAACACCAGCACGGTGGAAATCGCTAGCCTGATGCCTGAGCTGTTCTGGATGGAAGGCCCCACGGTCGATGCTCGCAGTGCGTACAGCGTGCTCTGGGCTTCCGGGTTTTACGGACAGGCTCAATTTAAGCCAAAATTTTTGGCCAAAATGAAGAATTTTGCCTAGGCAAACATGCAGGCCTCTGGCTGGCTAAGTGCTACCTTAGCTGGCTACACCTGCTCCATATTTTTGTGTTTCACTTCAGAGCCGGCAGAGGGACAACCCCGATCACCGGGCGAAGATTAAAGGAAAAAAGACAATGGCTTCTGACAATGTAGTTGCTTTGCCGCTTCGTGGTAAGACCTACCTGAGCGGCCCAAACCGAACGCCTGACTCGACCTCCACCAGCACGGTGGCGATCTGCGGTATCATCAAAGCGTTCAAGGACATGAACTACACCACGACTACGGGTGGCCAAGTTAAGGGCTACCGCTCTGGTGGTGAGGTTACGTGTATCCTTGTGAAGAACTCTAGCGGTGTTGCGTTGCTGCCGAAGATGGCCGTAACTTGGAAGTCTGGTAAGCGGGGCCTGGAAGTTGACGGATACGCCGACTTCGCTCCTGACCGCGCTATTGCCGGGCTTGTGGACGAGTACTTGCCTTCGACTGGCGTGGCGGCTAACGACTACTTCTGGTTGGTGGTTAAGGGCCAAGCCCTTGCCCTGACTGGGCTGGTTGGTGATGAAACCAACGTCATTAGCGTTGACGACTGGTTGATTAACCTGACCGGTGCTTCGAGCATCGTCTCGACGACTGCTGGGCGAGTTGGTCCTGCCGTCCTCCCAACTGCCGGCCTTACCACAAACATCACGTTCGCCCAAAGCAATAACCTGTACAAGTTCGCTCGCGCTATGTCGGCCAAAACCACGGCCAACACGAACGCCGATCTGCTTGTATATGTAGACCTGTACTAAGGTCTTGACAAATAAACAACGATCTAGCATAATGGGCTAGATCACATGAGGGCCTCTGGCTTGTGGGGTTAGTCCCTGTCAGGCCATGCCTTCACCAATACTGGCTGGTGAAGCCGACAAATTCCACGGTGAGTGGAAGGAAACGATGTATGAGTGAAGGCGCTAATAGCTTCGCACCATCTAAAAAATGTACTAGGTGTGGCGAGGAGAAGCTGATTTGCGAATTTCGCTACCGGAACAGAAGTTCTGGTTCTGATGCACGCATCTCGGAGTGCTTAAAGTGCTCTCGGTCTAGATGTCGTGATGTGGCCAAAAAATACAACCAGAGGTTCTCTGAGGAGATTTCCAAGAAAAGAAAGCAAGTATACGCTCAAAGTGAGCCGGTTCGGGAGGCTGCTAAGGCGAGGTCTAGGAAGAGGTATTGTGAGCAGCCGGAGGTGATAAGGGCTTATGAGCGAAAGTCGCATCTACGCACTGCCTATGGATTGACATTAGAGAAATACGATCAGATGCTATCCGACCAGAGGGGTAAATGCGCTATTTGTGAAACCTCCACTCCTGGTGGTATGTCTGGTCGGTTCCACGTAGATCACTGCCATCAGTCAGGGAGGATTCGGGGCCTTCTTTGCACTAAATGCAATTCAGGCCTCGGTATGTTTAAGGATCGGGTCGAGCTGATCGTTGCTGCCATCGCCTACTTAAAATCTTCACAACAGTCTGGGGGAAATGTTTAATGAAGACTACCGTTGATATTTTAGTGGTTCAATTCGCTTATGGTGGAAATGGTGGAATTAGTTCCACTATTCCAGAGCTTGCCCAGTGGCTGGTTAAGACGGTTATTGAGATGAAGGCCGATGAGCGTATCGGTCGCATTGAGCCGCTTATTCTTAGCGACACACCGATCTGCATGACTCGTAATAGGGCTGTAAAGATAGCCAGGGAAAGGGGTTACGACTTCATTTTAATGCTTGATAGCGATAACCTGCCTGATGGCTACCTTGGCCACGATCCTCATGCCACTCCTTTTTGGAAGACAGCTTTCGACTTTAGCCATCAGAGGCTCCTTAAAGGAATTCCCACCTGTATCGCCGCACCTTACTGCGGCCCGCCTCCACACCCGGTTGAGCGGGCTGGCATCTTTGACGGGGGAGAAGTCCCCTATTTATTTCAGTGGACCAATCGCGAGAGCCACGATGTCAACACGCCGCACAAGCTAGACATTCTTACTCGTGGCGATGCGGCTAAATTGAGCGGAATTCACCCGATGGCAGCCCTTCCTACCGGATGCTGCCTCTTCTCGACCAGCTGCTTCGATGGCCCCCCGAAACCCTACTTCAAATACGAGTGGACTGATGAGGATGAAAGCGAGAAGGGGAGTACGGAGGATGTTTATGCCACTCGGAATATCAGCCTCTACTGGTCGATGACGAAGGGTATTGATGTTTGCTTCGCCACGTGTAGCTCCTGGGCCTTGCACTATAAACCCAAGAAGGTTGGAAGGCCTTATGTGATTCCGGTGGAAACTGTAGCTAAAAACATGCGCGACGCGCTGGCCGTAGGCTTGTCAGTTAAGGAGTCAGTGGTCAGTGTGGATTATACAGAAGGCCTTCCCGCCAAAAAGCCAGTCGTCACCTTCGGTTTCATTAAACCGGCCCAGGAAGCGATTGCGGAGGCTCCGCCAAAAAACGAACCACGACAGCAGGAGATTGATTTCTCGCGTCTAAAACGACGCTGGGAGGTTTTGGGGCCAAATGACAACGAAGTTTACATCAGCGACGACGAATACCGCGAAATTGAAGCGGTCGCAAAAATGGAAGCGATGGGAATTGTGAAGAGCATGGAAGACAAGATAGCTGAGGCCCTGCCTCCTCTGCCCGCGAGTAACGGGAAGCCGTTGACGAGCCGGCTTATTGGTCGGCACAAGGTGCGGGTGCTAGGCGAGAAGCTGCCTGATGCGGCTGTGGAGAATATCCAGAACCTAGCTCGCTACGTGTCAGAGAAGAATGGCGGTCCTATCAAGGCTGCTGTTATCCGACCTGGAACCGGTGAAGGCACTGCTGCCCTACTCTCGGTTCTGCCAGACGACTCCCGTGTTCACGCCTACAACTGGGCGGACCCATCCCGAAACTCCGAGTACTTTAAGGAGGCCTTCAAGAAGGACATGGATATGGGGGTGGTTAAAGCTGATCTGGATGGTAAGCAGGCTCCTGACGTCTCCGAGCACTGGTCGGACATGGCGTTATTTGAAGATAAACCTGATGAAGCCCAGCTTGAGCGGTGGTTCGCCAATGTCAGTCCCCGTGGTCTTTTGTGCGGCGTCGGGTACGAAAGTCCCGATACCAAAGCCGTTGTCGATAAGTTCTGTGATGACTACTCGCTTCCCGTTCAGGAGAGTGGTGGAGTCTGGGCAGTTCCTGTGGGGGATATTAACCATGCATAGGCCTTGGGTGGAAGATGAGTCATGGAGGGATATCATCCCGGAGATTACTGCCAAGAGGACAAAGGCTCCCGACTTAGAGGTCACGACAAGGGAGGGGCTATTGAAGTCTCTCTTCGACGATCTAGGCGTTAGGGACGACTTCTTGCAGGAGTATAACCTGGACGCCAGATTGTGGAATTTTGAGATTCCCCAGGATTATGTCCCTCGCCCAGTGTCCTTTCAGTGTGACACCATATACGGAGGGGACCATGCCTAAGTGTCCGGCGTGCAAGAAGATTAAGGAGCAGGCCCACTTCCACGGCCTCCCTCTCGACCAAAGGTGTGTGGAGTGCATCCCCTCTGACATAGCAATGGTCCTGTACGACAAGAGGGTGCAGGAGGCTGGTCAGACGGTGGCAGCCATCTTCGACGCCAGCGACCAGGGGGTAAGCCTCAGGCCGCTAGAGACGATGGTGGCCCTGGCCTACGACGCCTTCGGTGGCCCGCACATCTTCATGCGGAACGTAGTTCAGTGGATCGAGGAACTCAGCACCAACCCCCGAACCAAAGGCATCGCCCTCACCAATGCCATGAAGCTCCTTGGCCTCCACGCCAAGGTGGACCGTATGAGGCTAGATGAGGACTTCAAACGTATGGATGACGAGACGCTCCGGGCTACGCTGAAGATCAAGCTAATGGCCCTGGCCACGGAGGCTATGGCAGATGAAGCCAAGGCCAAGGCTATTAAGAACGTGCTAGGGGAAGATGATGATGACGCTATGGCGTGTGGGGTGCGGAAATGAATCTAGCTCTTCGGATATACATTGCTGGCGTGGTAATCACGGCACTCCTCCTATGGTCAGCTATTCATAGTGCTGACGGAAAGATCAATGACTCAGAGGGGCTCGGGTACTTCATTGGCATATGCCTACTCTGGCCTCTCGCTTGGGCTGCTGTTATTATCCTCACACTGATAGTGACCATCGTTCACGTGGGGAGCGGTGGAACAATCGAGGAAGTCTTTACTAAGCCGTGGTGGAATGGCTAGCAATCCCTTTAAGTTCGAGGTAGACGCACTCCAGCGGGGGCTCCAAGAGCTTCAGCTTCGGGAGCAGCATCCACTGCGGGTGTACTGCCCCACAGACCAGCAGCTGGCTATCCACGAGTCTCAGGCGTCTGAAGTTATAGTTGTGGGCGGGAAGCGGTGTCTTGCTGGATATACCGAGATATATGACCCCGTTGTCGGTAAGAGCCGCAAGCTATACACAATTGACGGCCCATTCCATGTGATGAGCCGCAGTCCAACCACGGGCGAGAAGATCGTTGTGGCGGCTGGAAGGCCGTTCACTAAGGGCTCAGACGACTTTTACCAGATCACCCTTAGCAACGGCCACACCTTTGACGCTACACACAATCATCAGGTGTTGACGACGTGGGGGTGGATGCCTGTTGGCGCGGCCTTCGCACTCCAAGCAACATTCGGGCTCGCCCCTCTGGTGTCCAGTTCGGCACCTTTCCCTTCAGGGTTTCCGCGAGATGGTCGCGGTTCGTTGCAAAGAGTTCGAGATTGTCAGGGTGATTATTTTGCTTATTCTCGTCCTTGTGATGAACCACCTCTTCAGGAAGCAGATAGCGGCCTAGCACTTTCTCCATTACTAAGCGATGTTCCCGAACAGTCTTCGCTCGCGGGTGTGCAGCAGGGTGGTCTGGGGCATAAGTCAGAATGTATCCATCTTTATCAATCCGCCGACCGCCCTTCCATCCTTTATGCTCAGGGCCAAACTTCTGCCCTCGGGGACGCATCTGAATCCCCAGCTTCTTACACCACTTATTCACCAACTTACTCGCCCGACCCAGGATCAGCCCAATCTCCTCCACAGTCTTTCGTTCATCCTCATACAGCCTACGAAGAACTTCCCTGTCCCACTCATACGACCATCGCTTCGCCATCGCTAAATACTCCATTGGAAGAACCAAAGGAGGTAATTGTAACGGAGATGAAATACATTGGCAAGTGTACTGTTTGGGATTTTGAGGTGGCTGCTACAGGGAACTATGAACTCTGCGGGGTCTTGCATCACAATAGCGGGAAGACTTTGGCGACGACAATGGCCTTCGGGAGCCGTGTTCTTGGGATTCCTATCACTCGACCTGATGGCACAAAGATCAAGTCTCGCTTCCGTGCTTCCTCGCTGAAAAGCCCTAAGCTATTCTGGGTCATCGGCCTCAACATCGACCATATTGGCCAGACCCTGTACCACCGGCTATTCTCTCCAGGCCTGGGCTGTGACTTCCGCATTATTGCTGACGGTAAGGGTGGATGGAGAGCGTACAATCCCAACACCGACGAGTCTCGGTATGACGAAAGCCTGCTGTCGCCGCCCATGTTCGGCGACCACGTCATCGTGCCAGATAGCTGGCATATGGAGTCAGCGGCAGGCAATGTCTTCAAGGCTGTGAGACTCACTAACGGGGCCACGATCTGCGCCTACGCTACCACTGGCGACCACCCTAAGCAGGGTGATGCGGTAGATGGCATATGGCTGGATGAAGATACGGCTAACGCCGAGTTCTTGAAGGAATGGCAAGATCGGCTCTCGACTCGACGCGGATGGTTTTTGTGGTCCGTGTGGCCTAAGGTAGCTAATGAGGCCCTCATTAAGACCATTGAGCGAGGCAAGAAGCACGAAGATGAAGAAGACCCGCCGATTAAGCTGGTCCAGCTAGTTGGCTCGGAGAACCCCTACTCAGATAAGCGGGGCATTGCGGAAGCTCTGGCCCGTATGGATGATGACGACGACGAGGCTCATCGTGATAGAGGCGATATCACCGCCTTTATCTCGGGCCGACAGATGTACGACTTTGGCTCCCACGTACACGTCGTTCGTCCTAAGCCAGAGATAGAACGGCCTACCAACCCGTTTGCTGTATTAGAGAAGCTGCTGAGTCTGGAAAAGAGGTTCCCGTCCTCCTGGACTCGCTATCTTGCTATCGACCCCAGCCACACCCGAACAGCCGTATTGGTGGGAGTGGTCCCTCCTCCAGAATGGCTAGGTGTGGATATGGGGGATAGGTTGATTGTAGAAGCTGAGCTGGTGGCGAAGAAACATACGCCATCAATGCTGTCAGAGGCCTTGCGTACCGAGGTCGGAACTGTTACATTTGAAGCATTCATTATGGATCAAATGGTAGGCAGACAAACGACAGTAGGGGCTGACCAAACGGTCTTTGCCACTTACGAGGCTGAGTTCCGCCAACGGGGGCTTATGAGTCGCCTCACCGGGTCGGGGTTTATGCGTGGCAGTAACGACAAGCAGCTCCGCCGCCGTACTGTCCGTAGGATGCTAGAGCCGATGCAAGGCGGCTACCCGCAACTACTTATATCGAACAAGTGCCCTCAACTTCAGAAGGAATTCTTCAGCTATAGGAAGAAGGAAGTTAAGGATCACCAGGGCCGCCCAGTCCCGATGGACGATCCCGCCAATGAGCGAGTCCACGACTGTATGGCGGCCCTGGAGTATTTATGTCAGTACGTCTCAGAGCGGTTTAGAGACGGAACAGCCTACGTCGAACCTGCCGTGGCAAGAAGTCAGGGCAGCTTTGCGTATCACTCGGCCCAGGCTATGCAGAAGAAGCTGATGGAGCAGGATCAGGGAGGATACTCGCACATGGGACCAGGAGAACGAGCATGAACGTAGATGATGACGGCCAAGAGGGGATGATGAGCGATGAAGAGATACAGCGCCACGACGAGCAGTTCGTGGAAGAGTACCTCAAGAAGCTCATGTTCCGCTTTGATGCTGTGCAGATATTTGTCACTCGACAGGAGCCGGACGGTCGTACTATGGGGTACGCCACTGGCAATGGTAACTTCTACTCCCGTTGGGGGGTGGTTAACGAGTGGATTTCCCGAGGTGGGGTAGATGATGCCCCGTCTGAACCCCCAGAAAGCCAGGAGTAATCGTATGAATGAAGTAGCTTGGAACGCCATTGCGAAGGACGAATCCCGTCGTTTGCCCACTGCCCCGATCAGTTATGGGGATATTCAGTGGTTTGAGTACGGTGATAAGGCCTTCCCGTTCGCCGCTAAGGTGGTGGGTGTAGAGGGGGCCGGCCGGCTAAAACTGGTCATTTTTAAGCCGAATGCGCTACCGCAACACAAGACGGCAGTGTATCATGTGAATAGCCCCATTCACGACCAAACCAATAACCCGACCACCTACCGCTGCGGTTCCTGGGACTACATCCCCGGAGTCAAGATTCCAAAGGAACACTACGAGTTGTTCGACGAAGACATTGAACGACGCAAGGAGAACCTTCGGAAGGCAGAGGAGTCGGCCAAGAAGAACGCTGAGCTATTTGCCCAAAAGCAGGCTGAGCGGTTCGCCGGTAAGGTTAAGCCCCCGGAACCTATTCCGTCTCACTAGCCTAACCTGGAGCCAGCATGTACGACGGCGCCGATCTCAGTGCAGGGAATGAATTCCTGCGTCCCATTGTCACCGGCTGGCTCGCCAAAATAGAGGGCGCCTTAGGCTCTCCTGCTCGCAAGCGGTGGACTGAGGTTGGCAACGAATGTATTATGTTCTACAACAAGTCCGCCGCCGCCATGTGGGACGGGGACTTTACTAAGAAGTTCTGGCGGGGGGTGAAGGCCCCTCGCTTTAGGGTAACAATCAATAAAGCCTTCGAGTATGTGGCTGTTATTGGTCCTAACCTCATCTGGGATACGCCCCACCGGAAGGCTACCCCAGGTCGGATACTAGATATTCCTCAAGAGCTGATCCAGGCTGATCCTCAGATGTTCCAGCAGCTTCAAATGGCTGCCCAGATGGATCAAGGTAAGGACCGCCTTATCTCGACCCTAATGGAAGGGTGGCTCAACTACACACCCAGGGAGATGCCGGCAGGTGGGTTAGAATACCACAACGAGATGGCCACCCTAGACGCCATGCTGCTTGGGCATGGGGCTCTTTGGCCCTCTATCTACAACTTCCCCTCTTCCGACCGAACGCTCACAGGCTGCTTCCGAAAGCCCCCGCAAGACATCATCTACGATGCTGACTTCAAAACAGCAAGCGAATGCAAGTGGATGGCCCTTCGGCACGTCGAGCCCCACTGGCAGGTAGAGCGTAGATTCAAGCTCCCACCTAACTCCCTCAAGGGAAAGGCATCTCTGGAATCGAGCTGGCATTTCTCGGAGACACAGAGTCAGGCCGGGCGAGCTACATCGGATCGACAGGCCGGAAAAACTAATGACTTGGTTGTCTGGTATGAGGTTTTCTCCAAGTTAGGGGTAGGTTCCCGCATGACGGGAATGCCCGATTTCCTGAAATCCACTTTAGAGCAAACGGTAGGCGACTATGCCTATATCTGCATTTGCCCAGATTGCCCTTATCCTCTCAACTGCCCGTCGGATGTTATCCGAAAAGGCGCAACCCCGGAGCAAGTTCGGGACTGCTTTGAATGGCCCGTCCCCTGGTGGACGGATAGCCGCTGGCCTTATGAGTCCCTCATCTTCTATGAAGACCCGGACAGTCCGTATGGAGTCCCACCGCTCGCGCCGGCCCTCGGAGAACTTAAGGCAATCAACGCCATCGTATCTTGGCTCGTTAACCGAACGTGGCAATCCAGCCGACAGATGTGGGCCGTCCTAGGTCAGTACCATGACGACATGAAGAAGGTATTGGACGAGGGGGACGATCAGACGGTATTCGCTATCCCGCCTGGAGCTGGGGATGATATCAAGAAGGTCATCCAGTTGATCGAGTGTAATGAGGTCAATCAGGACGCTTGGCAGGTCCTTCAGCTTCTATCCGACGCCTTTGACAAGCGAACCGGCCTGACTGAGGTAGGGGCTTACGGAACCAGCAACACGCAGAGCCGCACCGCAGAGGACGTGAAGGCTAAGCAGAAGGCCTTTGGTGTCCGGCCTGAGTTCATGCAGAAGAAGGTCGTGGCTTGGCAAGGGCGTGCTGCCAGTATGGAGGCCATGCTTGCCTGGATGTTCGTGAAAGCCAAGGACGTGACTCCCCTGTTCGGTCAGGGCGGGTCTATGCTCTGGCAGAAGTTCATTGAGAGTGCTGACCACGAAGAGGTGGTTCGCCAGATGCGGTTCCAGATCGAGGCCTCCAGTGTCCGCCGACCCAACCGCGACCGAGACATAGACAACTTCCAAGAATACATGGGACGCTGGCTGCCTGTGATGGCAGACTACGGCAAGATGACTGGCGACTTCACCCCCGTTAATGGAGCCATGAAGCGCTGGTGTGAGCTGCACGACATGGAGCGTCCAGAAGAATTGTTCATCCCAGAAAAGGACCCAAGTGACCCCGCAGCACAAATTCAAGCTCAGATGCAGCAAGCGGAACTTCAGAAAACCCAAGCTGAAGCCCAGAAGCTGATGGCTGAGGCCCAGGCTAATCCCATGATGGAGCTTCAAATGGAGCACCAGATGGAGCAACAGAAGCTGTCTATGGACGCCCAGGCCCAAGAACGCTCTGCCCAGATCGACCTCCACCAAAGCCAGATGGAGATTATGATGGAGATTGAGAAGCTGAAGGCTGAGCTAGAAATCAAGAAGCAAGAGCTTCAGATGAAGGCTCAAGAGCATCAAATGGATATGGCCTTCAAGACTCAGGAGTCTCAGGTTGACCTAGCCGTCAAGCGGGAGCAGGGGGCCACCCAGATTGCTCAAGGCCGGCAGCAGATGGCCCTCCAGAAACAGCAGGGCGAGCAGAGCCTCCAGCATAACGAACAAGCCCACAAGCAGCAGATAAAGCAGGGTGCCGTGTCCACGAAGTCTAAGGTGGACAGCACCAAGCAGCTCACTTCAGCCAAGGTCCAAGCTACCAAGCAGATGGCCAAGGCTAAACCAACGCCGGCAGGAGGAAAGTAATGAGTGTTATTGCTGAGGAGGAGGCGGTTGCCCTAGACACGTTCTTTAAGGAGAACCCTGACTGGCGCAAATACGCAGACGTTGTCGCATTTCCCCCTCTACCGGAGGAGATTAAGGAAGAGTTCCCGGATGTGGACTCAGAAGTCCTGAAGCGCTGTATGGAGCCGGTTAAGGAGTGTGGGTATGACCTATCCAGGGGGGCTATCTATGTCCGGGTCCGTCGTGAGGATCGACGGGTAAGGGCTGCCAACCGCTGGGCCACCATGCTCTGCCTCCAGGCCCCTCCTGGGCTAAAGACTACAGACACGTTCTGGGCTGGCCGGAAGACCTGGGTTCAGCACTTCGGAGAGGAATATGCCAATAACATCAAGGCTCAGTTCGCTAAGAGGGGGATCACGGTCGGCGATAAAGAGTACATGCCAGAGCTAGTTCGCCCCGGATACGGCCCCCATAACCCCGACCCAGAGGCATTGGTATCCTTCGACGGGGCAAGGTCTTATATTAAGGGCCTCTGTGAGTCCAGGGGATGGGCTTGTGAGGGAGCCGTCAATACCGACCACCGCCAGCCAGAGGTCGATCCGCTCAGCGACGACCAGTGTGTGCCGATGGCCAACGAACTCATGAGAGACAAGGGCTTTATGATGCTTCGGGAAAACCCTGAGGTATTCTCCAAAATGAAGGACAAAAAAGAGATTCGGCAGGCTATATTGGACAAACATGGTCCTTCCGGGACTGTAGCCACTAAAACCGTTTTGGATTAGTGGATCATAGCCTCAAGAGTATAAGGTTTTACTCCCCCTATGCCCGCTCTTTCCAACAACACTAAGTTCCGTCTTCAGAAGGCCCTGTGCAGTCAGGGTGCCACTAATGAGCTGATTAACAACACGCAGAAGCTGCATTACGTCAATACGGCAGCCAGCACGGCAATCTCCGCCTCCTCGACCGAGACGGCCTTTGACACGAACTACACCATTCCCGCCAACACTCTGCGGGCTGGGTCGGTGATTAAGGTTCGCTTTCAAGGGATTGCCACTGCCACGAACTCCACTGACACGCTGACTATTAAGCTGTATCTGGGAGGTTTGACGGGGACGGCGATCTTCTCCTCCTCGGCGACGGATGCCGTCAATAGCGACATCTTTGCTGGTGAAGCTATCATCGTGATTCGGACGATTGGGGCCACTGGCACCTTTGTTGCTTCTGGTAACTTCACGAAAGTGGAAGGTGCTTCTGGTACTGCCACTCGCGTAGATGCAATCGTAGCCTCCACCGCCATCGACACCACGACCAGCAAGCTGGTAACGGCGTCGGGCACCTGGAGCACTACCAGCGGAAGCAACTCGTGCCGAATGGATATCTTCTCGGTTGAGGTGTACTAATCCACCCTCAGAAGAAGGGAGTGGGTTATGTTAACTGATTTCGGATTCCTGACATTCCATGACGTTGTCGATTACACTCTAGACCAGTGTATCGGTGCAGACTACAGCCCTCGCAACCGCCGCTTGGCGGTCGAGGCGGTCCGGGATGCGTACACAGAGATTCCCTCTAAGCGGAACTGGCGGTACTACTACCGCAGCTTCACGCTCCAAACGACCGGCAACCAGACCGATGGGACGGTAGCCTACGACTACACTGGAGGGGCTAATGAGCGGCAGCTCACCCTCACCAGCTCGACGTGGCCATCCGACCTCACAGGATACGCAGTCAGTATCAACAGTGTCCGGTATGGGATTGCCTCAAGGGTCAGTGGCACGGTCATCACCCTCCGTGAGGGGGACTGCCCTACTGCCGACATAGCCTCTGGCACGTCCTACAACCTCATCAAGGACACCTACTTGATCCCGGCCAACTGCCGGACGATCTTCTCTTTGTACGACACCAACGCCCCCGGCCGGTTAATCGCCTGTGTTGATCCAGGTGATATCATCCGTGAGCGTCGGTTGGTTCGCGGCTCAGCCCTGCCTATCATGTACTCCGCCTTCCGTGGCGAAGACTACGCAGGGAGCATGGCAGTTCACTTCGCGCCTAGCCCCTCTGCGTCTCGCACCTACCAGTGCTACGCCCTGTTTATGCCAGAGCCCTTGCGAGTCCTGGATTACAGCGGCGAGGGCACTGTTGCGGTGTCTGCGAATGGTGTCACGGTGACTGGCACCGGCACCAACTTCAGCTCTAAGCATGTTGGATGTGTGATTCGGATTAGCGATACCGGAAGCGTGAAGATTCCCACTGACGTTCAGGGGGAAGTGGATCGCAATCGGATGGAGCCTTACGCCATCCAGCGGGTGATTAAGTCGGTCGAGAGTGCCACGTCACTGACGCTAGAAGTGCCCTCCGACGTTGCCCTCACTGGCAGTGGGTTCCGTATCAGCAGCCGAATCGACATTGAAACCAACTCTATGCGGAACGCTTTCCTGCGTTGCTGCGAGGCCCGGTTCGCCTGCCAAGACCGGAAGAAGGCTGAAGAGCGGGAAGCCCGCTACCAATACGCCCTCGTCCAGGCCATGTACGCCGACCAAAGGGTCTTTGAAACCGTTGGCCCGACCTTCATTCCCCGAACCCTCTCTGACGTAGCAGCTAACATCACCCTCAGCACGGGGGGTGTGTAATGCTATCTAGCAGCAAGGGTAAGATTATGCTAGCCCTTCAGGGGGTGGTGAAAGCCCTCCAGCCTGAGGAGCTTGCTGACGAGGAGGTTCAGGTCAGGGAGTCGTGGCTCTCTGGCTCAGGCGACCCCTTCCGTGGTGTCAGTATCGTTGACTTCGGGGAACAGTACGACGATGGCACTAACGGCACAGCAGATATCGGATACCTCTGTGGGCTGCTATTCGCTAAGGGAAGGACGGGGGATGCGGTCCTTCCTGATGATAGAATCATTGGATGGTACGAGGCTACTCGGCGGAGGATACAGGATCAGCGGATACCAGTGGGCAGCCAAGGACTGACGGCCCCCAAGGACCATATCTGCATCATCCTCCCCGGCAAGACCCTCACCGACCCGAACAAATGGCCCAACTACTTGATCCGCCAGATGGTGGTGGCTGTGTGGATCAGAGAGAGCCCAACGCAGTATTAACGGAGAATCGTGATGGCTTCAGAAGCTCAAGGAACCAAGGCACGCCTCTACGCTAAGAACGGTAGTGGTGTGCCTGACTGGACCACTGGAACGATCAAGTCGTACCCCTTCTACCGGGAGACGATGCGATACGTGGGGTCAGTTGTGCATCCACAGGTCATTACGGGGGACCGTTCAGAGCACAGTGAGAGAGCCCGCAAGGGGCCAAGTATGTATGTTGGGGACATCACCTTCGGGGTTAGCCCCGGAGAGATGGCGTTCTGGGCACCGTACTTTATGGGGACCACAGCAAGCGGCAACACATTCGCCCTCTCCGCCAATGCGCTCCTCCCGTTCGCCATCCTGATCGACAAAGTCACAGCCACCTTTGAGTTCAGTAGCTGCTACGTCACGAAGGCGGTAATTGTTGGGAAACAGAACGGCCCAGGCGGTCCACCCAACTTCCTGACCATCCAGCTCTCGATCATCGCCCTGGCCTATCAAAAGAACCCCTCAGGTCCTACGGCAAGTATCTCACTGGCTGATGGCAGTCTCTATCCGATGGTGTTTGAGGACACAGCCTCAGGTATCACGATCAAAGGGTCGGCAAGAGAGACTAAGCAGTTTGCTATTCTCATTAACAACTTTGTCCGCGCTCGATACGTTAACAGTGTAGAGCCAAGTATCCTCTACCCAGTGCACCGGCAGGTTAGCCTCCAAACCCGCCATCCCTATGACAGCGCCACTAGCGCCCTAGACGCGGTGGCCTTAAGTGCATCTGCTGCTGGCAGCATTGTGGCCACTAATGGGCTGGTTAGTGTAACTTGGACGTTTGCTAACCTTCAATTGATACCACAGTCGCCTGTCGTGAGCGGTAAGGTGGAAATTGATTTGGTGCAGAATTTTGTCAGCAGAATGAGTTCCAGCACTTTGGAATTGGAAATGACTGTCGACTCAAATGCAGGGGCGTAGTGTGGACGAACAAGAAGACAGACCGGTAGATGGTGATCCTGGTTCCGACGGGAACGATAGGGCCGGGAGTATGCCATTCCTGCCCAACAAGGACTCTCTCGACCTTGAGCAAGGACAGGAGACGCCAGATGATCTGGCTGATGAAGCCTCTGAGCTAGGGGAAGGGCTCCAAGAAGCGGCAGACTCGGTCGGTGACACGCAGGACGAAGACACAAACCCCGACATTGCCGACCTACCAGAAGGGGAGCTTCCAGAGAACGTAGACCTGTCAGATGAGCCAGAAGAGGCGGAGGTGCCCACCGACATCCCTGTCGGCGAACCTCCCCCCATCGACTTCGACTTTGCAGTAGCCCCGGAGATCACTCACACAGAATCTCCTGCGGTAACTGCTGCCGAAATCACGGCCATCTCAGATGCCTTGGGGGACATCGGTGGCGGTATAGACGACGACTCAGACGCCTTCGGTGAGCGGCTGAATCAGTTTAATGAGGCCGGTGGTGCTGATGCCCCTGGTGTTTTAGATGACGATAACGGGGCTTCAGACGGCCCAATGGGGCAGTTCTCGGATGCAGTTACAGACTATGCTAAGACCAGTAATGACTTCTTAATCGACCATGCTCGGACACTCAATGAACTTCAGCGGCGACTAGAGGGGGAGAGGTTGTAATCTATGAAGTACTTATTGCTGGTTATGGCGTTAGTGGCTGGCTGTCCTTTCGTTGAGATCAAAATTGGTAACAACGAACCAAGGCCTGCCGAGCCACAGAAGGCTCTTGTTAAGAAGTCTCAGCGTGAAATAGACAACGAGAACTTCGACTGGGACACTTACAATAAAGAGATGGACAAATACAGGCAATGGAACAAGGACCATCCAGGCAAGGGGAGCTATAACCCACTCCCGCACCCACTAAAGCCTGACGACTATCCGATTATTCCGGCAGGTGACTAAGTGAGCAGCATAGCCCAAATTGGGGGGTACTCCCATACCGCGAATGAAGTCAACCTCGTGATGGTGGACTACCAGACACGGTACTCCCCTCGCAATAGGGCATTGACCCAAACCCGCACAATGCACATCACGGGGGAGCTGATCTACACAGACACCTCCACCATCGTCCAGCACGCTAACGAGGTCTTCAACGCCTACACGGACGGCAAGGACTTCACCTACACCGTGGGCGGGGTATTGGCTCATGAGCTGCGGAATACTGGGGATTGTCTATCTGGGGTGAGGGTGGTTCGCAAGAGCTTTCCGTCTGGTGGGCCGGAGCAGTTAGCCACAACCCGAACCTTCAGCGTCACCCTGCAAGCCGTCTACTCGGCCTCTGTGGACGACCTAGTATCCTGGAATGAATCAGTGGAGGTACAGGGTACAGGTGGACCTATCTGCACGATTGTGGACACCCTATATGGCCCATTCCTAGAGTTCCTGTCGGTGTCCTCAGCTATCTACTACCACCAGTCCGGGAGTGCTGTAGGGTTCACAACCTATCCCACACCCCCACCGCCTATGTTCTCTCCCTACGAGTTTGTTCATCGCCGATCCATTAAAAGGTTCAGTGGAACGCAGCAGGGGACTGGCATAAAGTTCTTCCGAACCTCATGGTCTTATCACTTCCCGGCTGCGCCTGGGTCGTATAATGACCTACCTACAAGCAAATAAGGGGATAAAATGGCTACTTGCAGGTGGGTAGGGTCTTCATTAAATCGCAAGCAGGTGAGTCGCATCACTGTAGCCAATACGTGGACAGCGGCGGATACCTACACATTGACTGTCGATAACATCGACTTTATTCTGACGATTGGAACGCTGATCACGACGGCTCAGGTAGCCACAACCATTTTCCAGGCTTTGACAGGCACAGCCTTCACGGACACCACAGCCTCCTGCACGATTCCTGTAGCGGATGGTGGTGCCGCACTAATCCCACAGTTCTCAGAGTTTACGGCCACCAACGCCACGGCCAGTCAGGTGGACCTAACTTCTAACGGGTCTGGCGCCTTAGCAGGCAAGCCGTTTACGATTGCGGTAACAGGGGATGGTACCGCCAGCACGGGCACCGGAGCTATCACCTCAATCACAGCCCCCACTAGCCAGTACCACGCCGACCAAGTAGACAACTACAGCGGCAACGCCCTTCCTACAGGCGGGTCTGATACCCTTATCTTCGACAACGGCAGTGTTGATGTGCGGTGGGGCCTGGACTACGCCACCACCCTAACCAACATCACCAAATACAAGAGCTACACAGGGAACGTGGGCCTGAGCGAGGTTAATAGCGACAACTCGGCCAAGCCTTATCACGAATACCGCACCACCTACCTGACCTGCACTGCCTGCACCACAGCGAACCTAGAGGTTGGTGATGGACCTGGAAGCAGTCGATTTAAGCTAAACACAGGCTCTGCCGCGGCCTCTACGATCAACGTCTTTGGCAAGGGAAGCCGGGTCGAGAACGGAGTGCCCTGCATCCTGTGGAAGGGCACTAATGCCTCGAATGTAGTTAACAATCTTGCTGGCGATGTCGGGATTGCTTTCTTCGGCGGAGAAACTGCGACAGTTGCAACGCTGATAACGGGTGACGGCCCTCAATCGGCAGCATCCACAATCTGCGGCAGTGGTTGCACTCTAACGACAGTAACCTTGAATGGGGGAACCCAAGAGACAAACTCAGCCATAACAACCGCCAATCAGAGCGGCGGGTCTTGGACCCACAAATCCGGCACCGTGACGACCGCAAATATCTACGGAGGGACGCATTATCCCAACGGCGGAGCAACCTACACGACCCTAAAGCTTTATGGCGGGACATTTGATGCCTCTAAAGGGAACGCCACGTTCGTTGTGACCAACACCGTGCAGATGTATAAAGGGGCTTCCTATCTCGATCCGCAGGGCAGGTCGGGTAACGTGGTCTTTAAGCTTAACGGCTGCCTCCCATCTGAGGTAACTATTATCATCCCAAAGGATAAGACCCTCACCGTGTCGTAGGCTATGCCGCAAATTGGAGTTACTTTCGGGCCTCTAGGCGGGATACGAGGGTTGAACTTCACCCTCTCCCGTGGCGTGACCCCTTCGTGCTTCAATCTCTACCTCAAACCACAGGATGAGTTGGATATTGGAGAGCAGCCCTTGGCTTGGGGCTCTGGTAGCAGACAGCTCTATCTTAGTGGCTGTGTGCTTAGCGACGCCTTTATCCGTAAGCACTACGACAACAAATGGCCCACATGGTCTGTTATTGGCTTTGATCGTCGGTATAAGTGGCGCTTCTGTCAGGTGTCGGGGGATTACAACCGCCGTAAGCCAGATGGTACATTAGACACGACCACCCAAAAATCGCCAGCAGAACTAGCGACCCTGCTAGGAACGGCTCTATTTGAATCCATAGACACCAGTAGAATGCCATCAGGAGTGTTTCCGCGGGCGCTATGGAGAAACCAAAGAGCAGACTTGGCTCTACAGGCATTGTGTGATTATGTTGCATGTGAGGTGGTGCTGAATCCAACGAACGATAAGGTCGAGATATGGCCTCTAGGGTTGGGGCAGACTAGCCCAACAGGCGTTACGGAGATTCTCCCGAAATACCGATTCTATAACCGCAAAGACATTCCGTCTCGGGTGGAAGTGCATGGAGGTGGGAGCACCTATCAATCCAAGCTCCAGCTCCGCACAGTAATGCGGAATGACAACAACGACCAGAAGCTAATAACCAACTGGGAGGCCCTGCCTTACGCTAGCGTTGGGGCTGAGTCGCCTTTCTCATTTCCAAGTATTACCAGCACTGTCCGCCGTGGTAATGCCTATGAAGGGTACTTCCGGGACTTCCGGGTGACGGGGCAAGCCGACGGATCCACGCAGGTGCCGAACTGCCCAGTGAACGTCACCAAGATGGATCAATATATCCTCAATGATTACCTGCTTGATAGCGAGAAAGACCTGGAGCAGTTCGCTAGGCCGCTCCCAATGTACTTAAGCGGGGACTACTACGCCTACACGGACCTCCCCAACAACACCACGGATGCTCGCTTCACAGGTGGCTTTAGGTGGTTCCCGGAGAGGAAGATAGTGCAGACTGACTTCCCGGTATTCAAGCTTGATTCCACTGGGAAATATCAGGAACCAGGCCTCTACCTGAACACTTCATATAGGGTAAAGGACCCAAACGGTCAGGTTGTTCATATAGTTCGCTCTGGTAATGTAGGTGGAACTGGCGGAGCCCTCATCCTTAACCGACCCGAACTGTTTGCTTCCTACTCCCCCACGACAAACACAGAGGCCCAGGCCAACACAGAAGCGGATAAGTATGTGGATATCTTTAGGCAGAAATACCTAGACCCAGCGGCCTCTGAGATGACTTACGGGGGTATTATTAATACTGCCCCTGACGGCAGGGTAGCTCAGGTCAGGTGGGATATCATGCACACCCTAGGCGTCCGAACCTCTATCTACGAGAACTTTGAGGGGGATACTTCCACGGTGGGGGTTAATGAACGACGTCGGCGTCTGGCTCTAGAGAGACTGGTGGAGGCCCAATGAATCCACTAGACCTCCGCTGGCAGATGGTACGGGATAGATGGCCGCTGAGGGTGAAGAACTCCACCGGAGCCGTAATCCCCCCATTCTCAGTAGTGCTAATCACGACGGTAACAGCCTCGAACAACGAGATGCTGTTCACGGTCGTCAAGCCCAACGCCTCCTCTACTGACTTTAATTGGAACGGCTATCTAGTAACGGGGCCATTTGCGATTGGCTCGGGTGCCTCTGATGAGGGCCTAGCCACCGACTTGGTGCAGCCAAACTACGTGCGGTACGACACAGGCACACCAGCCATCAAGGAAGTGTGGGGCCCGAAGCACAATCAGCACACGCTCTCTAAGGGGTACTATGGCTTTGAGGTTATGGGCGGGAACACCACTGCTGCTGGAAATAATGTCACCATTGCCCGGTGGGTGGGTGTTGGTGAAGTGCTTATCAAAAATGAATCGGGCAGCTCTATTGCTGCGGCAGCTAGTGGGACCGTGAATGTGTACGTGGGCACGGCTGGCAGCGAGACGGACTCTGGCATGGACCTGACGGTGTACAATCGGTCGTCTACGTCCTTTGCCACCGCCAAGTTCGGCATGGCCGCCCACGTGAACAACGCCGTGTATGGAGTTCCGTACCAGACATGATCCACCCCTTAGTGCCGGTCATTCGATCATACCTGATCTGCCTAGCTGTGACCTTGTCTTGTGCCTGTCAATTTCCAGGTGCAATTACTCTGTTTGCTGGTTTCGCTTGGCTGCCGATGGGTCTGATATATCCAGTCCTGTCCGCATTTAGCATTATATGCAGTGGATGTTCGTCAGCCGCTCACAATCAATATCAGATCGTTATTTCTGGCATTAGCAACGGAACTGATTGTACGGATTGTTCGCAGTACAACGGCATATGGACCGTGACAAGCTCCACAGATTACTACACTTACATTGGAGGTAGTTCGCCAACGATATGCTTTTGGAACTACATGATTAACCCCTGCTTCTGTGTCGGTGCAAGTTCTGCTACCGAGGCTGCCGAGGAGAAGTTTGCCGTCAATCAGATATACCTTTTCATAGGCCAGATCGTGGGTAGAGTTGTTTTCTCAGCGAATTCGACAAGCACAGACTGTCACACGTTAGTTGGGACGACAACTTGGGCCAGTAAGATAATATGGGAGATAGCATACGGGCTTGGGACGTTGGACTGCGGGGGCCTTTCGTCTTACTCATTCACATTCAATTCAGAGTCGTCGTCTGGCTGTAACTCAGATGGTTCAGCAGCGTTGGTCACCGCACTATGATTTCATGCAGCATTAGGACAGACCTTAGCGAATGCGGGCGGCATCTACACACTTGCCGTCGATGTGGGAAATCGTGGCGACAAGTGGGCCTCCCTAAGGAGTGGAAGGGAGACCCGGTTTATTGCAAGGGGACACCTGCTTGGTGGGAGTTTGGCTGCTGGGTCAATATTATCTTGGAAGTGTTTGGCATCAACACCAAGAGGTATAGCTGGCTCAAGCAGAAGCTAGGACTCAACCCGAAGTGCCCGTGTAACAAGCGAGAGCAATCCCTCAACACCCTAGGCGCTAGATTTAAGCAGGGATTACTCAGTATCTGGGGTAAAATAAGGGCCTTCTGGAACAAGGAATTGCAATAAATGCCCACTCCGATTAAGAAAACGCCTCAGGTCGCTAAGCCGGGAATGGGGACCAGCTTAACTGACATGGGAAAGAAACCTAGCCAATTTCAGGCTCCCGCCCCCGTGCGTCCACAGGGGATGGGTCCGCCCACGCCGGCTATGGCTGGGGCCGTGCCTGGAGTCCTCGGGCAGGGCTCTATGTCTCCGCCAACTGCGGGCCCTCCTCAGTATCCGCAACTTAGTGAGCCGCGACCTGCTGCGCAGTTTCCAGCGTCGGCTCCTATAGTATCGCAGCCCTCCGCCGCAAACGGATATAACGCTGCGGGTTATCCAGCGCACTCGTACAGCCAGGATCACGTTTTTCCCAGCCAACACGGACTTCCTCCTGTCAGTTATGAAGTTAATCCAGACAGTGATTTCATGGCGTCGCAAGGCCGCCTGCCGCCACGGGGATCAGGCGCAACTCCTACGATTAACCCGCTGCCTCTTGTGCCAACAGTGTCGCCCGCTGGTGATACGCACATGCTGCTAGATCAGGGGCAAGGTTCGGCTCCGCCATCACCTGCCGCTGCGGCAAAGCCTAAGTCGCCTCAGTGGGGTGATCCCGGAACCACCACCCACACAGGGCCTCTTGGAGGCCAATCGACTTATGGTCCAGGGACGGGCATATCTCCAATGGCCCCGCTCCGTGCGGCTAATCAGACTATTACAGAGGCGCTCGGGGTTCAGCCGGACTGGATGAACTACAGCTGGTCGCCACAGTCGGGGTTCTCGCACCCGTCCGGTGTGGCCCCCACCCTACCGACTCCCCGCCCAAGTCCTCCAGGGGACATGGGAAGCCGACTCACGGCGCCACCGCCTCAAGCACCGCCCCCAACCACCGGGCCAGCCCAATTAGGGGGAGGGATGCAACTACCTGCCCCACAACCACCAGATCAAGCCTATCGAGATAACGATGCGGAGCGGGCAAGAAAGGCCGCTCTTGGAGTGAGTGGGCCAGAAGTCCAAGGAATGGCTAATGCGATGGCAGGTGGACTGGCTCAGCCCAGCGCAGCCGACCAGTTCAAGCCAATTACACCTCCATCACCGAATCTCAGTGCTTCCGGCCCGCCTCCCGCACCCATGCCGACGCCGTTCATGGGCACCAACACACCACAAATGATCGAGGACTCTCGCCGTATGTACGGTGGAAGGAATCCTGGGGAGGGGCGTAATCCTGGCGTTGATCCACAAGTGCAGTATGGCCCTAATGGGCAGCGAGTTCCTAATCCAGCCTTCTATCAGGACGTGCCAGGGGCCCCTCCAGCAGCTCCTCCCCCATCCAATTACCTGCCACGCCAAGGGGCGGATTCTAGCCCGCAAGGACCTGTGACGGCTGAGAACCCTCAGCTGGCCGGATTAGCTGCTGGTGTCAACGCCATGCGTGACCAGAACGCCGCCATTGCCGCTCGACCCCAAGGACCTAGCTACATCCAGCGACAATTAGCGGAACAAGGGATACCGCAACGGCAGGCAAGTGGATCAACCCCGCTTCCTTTCGAGAAAGGCCCAGCTCCAAAAGCCATCCCTCTTGGTGGATATGCCAAAGACCAGACTGAGTTTGACGCTCGCATGAAATCAGAGAATGGTGCTCGTGCATTTGGCGGAACGCTCCCGGTGCGGGGCGCCGACGGAAAGCCCACCTTCGCCGATGGCCCGATGAAAGACTTCGGCATGAAGCCTAGCGGCCAGTTTGAGACGGATGCTAACGGTCGGACTACGAAGAAGGGCGGATACAGCTCGATGGAGCTGCAAGCCCAGGCTGATGCTAAGGCCACTTTCGATGCCCGGCGTGGTGGGCTAGAGGCCCGTAAAGCTGCGTATGAGGCCCGCAATGCCCCTGGGGCGCGTGCCATGCAGGCAAGGGATAATCCCACGCCTCGCCAGATAAACTCGCAAGGACGGGCCCAGGCTCGCTCTGAGAACCGACGCTATCAGCAGGGCAAGCTCACAATGGGAGAGCGATTGGCCTTCGCTAATCCTGACGCAGCCTCACGAACTGCCCTAGGTAAGGCCCAGATCGACGCCAACAACCAGCGGGCAGGCTCTCAAGATCAGTTCCGCCTAGCCCAGCTCCAGCAGCAAGAGCAGAACAATATCCGCAACAACGAGACAGCCAGGGCCAACTCCCAAGATCGTCTTCAAGGCCAATACGCTGCGGGTGGCATGACGCCTCCAGCGAAGCCAGGGGAGGCTCCAGCTCCAGCGAAGCCCGCCACGCCAGGGGATGTGAAGCTCATGCCTAAGGCTGATGGCTATGCAGCCCTCAAAGAGCAGCATGGGCCTGAGGCCGCCAATCGCATGATGAATGAGATTCACGGCACCAATGACTGGAACTACGAGCAATACCCTA